TTTCAAAACTTGCAATGGTTCGATTCCACCAGGAAGTGCTGAATAGCGAAGTTGGAATCTTGCAGGAGCAAGAGTTGAAGGTCTACCACCGTTTGTTAATGATTGATTAGCTGCTGTGTAAAAATCTGCAAGAGAATTGAAGATATACACACCGTTCGAAGCGGGATAGAATAAGTTGTTAGAACGATATTTTTCAAAATTAACACCAGCCACAACTGTATGTTTGTCCAAAAACTTGGTCAAGTTGTTTGTGATGTGGAAAGTGTTGTAGTCCAACTTGTTACTTGGAGTGAATGGGTCGAAACCTACTGAAGTGTAAGTTGCTGTACCATTCATGATATCAATAGTTGGGAAAACTTTTGAAAGATATGCTCTGTTTTCGATTTGTTTGTCATAACCGACAATCAAATTGTTGTGGAGAGTGTTAGAGAACTTTGAGTTCAACTCCAATACACTTGAACGGGTGTTATCCATGATGATGTAACCACTGTTCTTAAATGACATAGCGTTGAATTGTGTGGTTCTGTTACCAGCACCCGCTGACTGAGAATTGGAAATGTTGATTTCCGCATCAGAGTTGTGCCACACATAACGAGCTGTCAATTTGTGTTTGTCGTTGATGTTCCAGTCTGCTCTCACGAGAAATTTCTCAGACTTGTTTGAGTTGTTGTACCCTTCCCAAGGACCCGTCTCATAATTAAAATTTGTTCTCATGAAATCAGAAAGAGTTTTCATATCAGAATACAAAACTCTTGAGATTTGAGAACCAGCCAAAGGAGACCCTTGTGAAATCCAAGTTGTACCAGGTTCAGTCTTTTCAAGTGTCTCGTAGTTACCAAAAATGAATAACTTGTTTTTGATAATTGGAGCACCCAATCTGAAACCTCTTGTTGTTTCCTGAAACTTGGAAGCCGTTACAGTTGTTCCTTTTGCGTTGTTACCAACATAACGTTGGTTGTCTCTGTTAAACTGATAATAAGAACCTTCAACTTTGTTGGTACCACTTCTTGTTACAGCATTGATACCAGCACCAACGAAACCACTCTGACGAATGTCAAATGGAGCGACGTTGATTTGAAGTTGGTCAATCGCATCCAAAGAGATTGCTGTTGAACCAGTTCTACCACCAGCCTGAGCTGAAGAACCAAGACCGAAACCATTGTTGAACTGAGAACCGTCGATAGTGAAGTTGTTCAGTCTGCTATCAGCAGCTCCGAATGAACGACCGTCACCCATCGGGTTGTACTTGGTGATTCCGTCAATTGTTCTTGCACCAGTAATGGGAACAGAGGTAAGTTCTCTTCTTCCAAACTGTTGTGACGAACCTGTTCTGTCCTTACTGAAGACGTTGTTTCTGTTTGTACTTACAACTACCTCAGACAAGACCTTAGCATCTTCAATCAACACAATATTCAAGGTAGTTGTGATACCAAGGTTTGTGTTAATATCGGTAAGTTCTTGCATTTTGTAACCCACGTTTGAAACGTGAACCACATAAGGACCACCAGGACGCACAGCAGGAAGGGTAAATGAACCCACTTTGTTTGTAGTAGCACGATATTCAGAACCAGTTGGTTGGTGAACTACGTGTACTGACGCTCCCGCTAGAGCATCTCCTTTTTCATTTTTCACGACACCAGACAGGGCAGAAGTTGTAATTTGCCCGAAAGATGCGAGAGTCACGAATAAGGATAAAAGTGACATCATGATTGTTTTTTTCATGTTGTTTTTGTTTATTGGTTTATAAATAAAAAATCCCGAAAGCAGTGCGCCAACGGGAATTGTATTCTCGAAATTGAATTGTCGATAATAAGACTTCATAAAAAAACCTCTATTCATAACTATACCTGAATCACCCAAAGCCTGTCAAAATATATTAATAAATCTTTAACAAGTCAAATTAAAAAGGGATACCTGAGGTACCCCTTTCTAAATAAAAAAGTCTACGGTGGAGAAGACGGGAGTCGAACCCGTGTCTTGTTCGCGATAACTATAAGTGACTACACGTTTATTTGATTGGTTCTCAATCAACAAATAGAAAGTTCTTATTTTTCCATCAGAACTCACAACTGTGGTCGGTTCCTATTAAATCGGATTGAACCGAAAACACCTCCTGACAAATTTTCTGAACTTAATCACGTGGTATTTGTCAAACCTCATGGACTTCTGTTCCTAGGTTACGTGTCCTTACCGACCCGACGTTGTCAAAACTACTAAGCTTCGACAACAGCTTCCTCAACAATTAAGCCAAGAAGAGCCATTTTTGACAAAGTATTGTCATTTTTTTTTCAAATCAGTTTTTGAGGAGTTAATTCAGCTCCTACGTGCCACCTATATCTAAACACGCCAATCGATGCCTTTACTTCCCCATAATTTCAAATAACAAAGTACAAATATATAAATAATTCACAAAAAACCAAAATTACCAATAGAACCGATTATGAAGGTTCGGTTTGAACATTTCAAATATTGAATCCTCTTGATATGTCTCTTGATGTGTGTGTTTTTTTTAATGGGATGAAAATAAAGATGAAAAAGTATTTATAAAAGTTATGTCATTATTCTTTGTAAAGAAGCTACGCGAGTTTATGAGAGGCAAGATTGATATTCTTGAACTCGAAAGCTCGGACCCATCAATAGAAGTCAAAAAATATAATCCTGCGTCGCCTGCTCAAAGTGAATTAAAAATTAAATTTGATGATGACGAAGATTTTTTAAAAACAATAGGATTGAACCAAGATGATATATCCTTTTATCTTCAGATTATGAATCCATATAATAATTCGGAAGTTTATGATAGATATACTTCAGAGGATGATTTTATTCAAGGATATGGTCCTTGGTATTACTTTGATATTGATAATGAAGAGAAGTTAGAACAAATAGGAAAAATTATACATTCTGCTGAATTTGATGTAGAGGATGGTAGGTCAAGAGAGCAATTTTCGAAAAAACTAAAAAATCTTTTCCCAAAAGTTTTTGATAAAATTGTCAGGGAGTATGCAAGTGAAAGGAATGATGAAATGCAAATTTCAGCAGAAAAAATGATTAATGATGAGTTAGCTAACTTCGGAGAAGATTTGGACTTTCGTTTAGTTGATGAATCAATTATAACTACTGCGGTTAATTTATTCGGATTGTATGCGAAGTTGGGTTCACTCGACTTACCACCAAAAAAATTGGTGGAGATGGCATTTCAAGGTTTAGATTATGATATGGGTAGGTGGTCTGAAAACATTTGGGAGCTCAGTGACGATAAAAATTTTGATAAAGAAGGATTCAACAATCAAGTATCAATAGACTTAGATAATCTCATCGATGAAATCTATGACTCTGACAAGTTTCCTAATTTAGAAGAATACTTTAAAATGGTAAAACGCATATCATCGAAATTTGAAATTGGTGAGTGGTTCCCTTTACCCAAAGACAAATCCAAACTAACAGATGTTAAAATTGAAAAATTAGAACCTGAAACAAATAAGATAATTGTTTCCATCAGGAAAGGTCTGAAAAAAAAAGAGGTCAAACTCAGTGAACAAAATTTTTATAATCTTTTGTATCAGCCCGAGTTATTTCAATTTGGGGAATTATATAATTTGTAATATATTTGCAAGATGAAAATAGATACACAACTTCTAAAGAACGTCTTAAGTGTGCCCACCAAAACCTATAATGAAACTTTGATGATTATGTTCATTTGTGAGTGGTTAGAAAAAAATAATATTGATTATTATGAAGATTCTCACGGTAATGTTTATGCAACAAAAACCACAGGTATGTTGACTGAAGATTTCTATTATCCATGTGTTATATCTCATACTGATACTGTACACAATATTGACAAAATTAATATTCGTGAGGAATATCGACCAAATGCTCAAGGTCAAATTAAGTTGGCATATAAAGCCTACAATGATTTTGGAAATCCTACTGGTATTGGTGGTGATGACAAGGCTGGTGTTTTTGCATGTTTAACTCTTCTTAAAGAGATGGACAATTTGAAAGCGGCGTTTTTTGTTTCCGAAGAAACTGGTTGTCACGGCTCAAGGCAATCAGACACAAAGTTTTTTGATAACGTCGGTTATGGTATTCAGTTTGACGCTCCTGAAAATTGGATGATTACTGAAACTTGTTCAGGACAACCTCTGTTTGATAGAAAAAGCACCTTTTTCGAAACTATTGATAAGGTCTTCAAAAAACAAATGGTAAATGAAGATATGGAGTATATGACCCATCCGTATACAGATGTCTATGCGTTGAGAAGTAAATTCGATTTTTCTTGTATCAATTTTTCAATCGGTTACTATGACTATCACACCAAAGAAGAATATGTTGTGGTTGAAGATGTACTGAATGGAATTAAAATTGGAAAAGAAATGATTGAAAAATTGGGAAATAAATTATATTACAAACAGAGAAAGGTACACAACCAAATTAAGTTTGTATTCTAAATAAATCTCTCTAATTTACTTAAGTGCATTTTGATGAAAGGATGGTCTTTAATGTCCTCATATTTTTGACCTGAAGCTCTCATTTGTTTGATGTTATCAATTATTCCTCTGATTTGTTTTCTTGTCATATCCGACCTCTGAGGATACTCTTCTATATTTCCCGATAATTTTAAAATTGATTTAGCTTCGTCTCTTGTCAACCCTAATTTTTCTGCTATTTTCACTAACATGTTTTTTGCGTATTGGTCGGCATCTAATTCCATTTCCCAATACTGTTTATATAGATTTTCGAAATCATCCAAATCCATATCTGATAAAGGGTTTGGCATCTTAATGGTGGATATTTGTTGTTCGTGACGTATCTCGTGGAATATTGTGTAAAGAAAATCACCAAGAGTCATCATCTTATTTGGAGAACAAATTATAATTGTATCTTTAGTCCTCACGCCAGCATAAGACGTACATGCGTTTAGAAATTTTACATTATAACCTCTTTTCTGAATAAACCCTCTTACAAAATTTTCAATTCTTTCTGTCACGTATTTAAACTCTGGTCGAAGATTTTTTTTAAACATTTCTAAAACATCGTCCAAATTTGATTTTTCAATAACAGTTTCTTTAAGAACCGAGATTAAGGGTTTCATACTAATAAATACAAAAAAAAGGGATTATCTCCCTTTTTTCTGAATTTTTAGATTTTCTCCATCTACTTTAATTTCGTAGGTTTTGTTTTCTACTAATTTACCGGTGAGGACCTCCTCGGAAATCAAATCCTCGACTTTATCTTGTATTGCTCTTTTTAGAGGTCTTGCGCCGTATAACTCATCAAAACCTGCTTTAGATAGAAACTCTACCAAAGTATCATCGTAGATGAAATTGTATTTCATTTCACTCAGTCTACTTACAAGTTTATTCAACTCAATCTTCGTGATTTGTTTGATATTTTCTGAGGTCAAAGTATTGAAAATAACTGTATCGTCTATTCGATTGATAAACTCGGGACTAAAGAAGTTCTTCATCTCCTTGACTAACATTTGTTTTTTAGCTTCCTCGTTTGAATATGTATTACTACTGAATCCAATACCTGTTCCGAAATCTTGTAATTTCTTAACACCCAAGTTGGATGTTAAAATGATGAGGGTGTTTTTGAAATTGATTTTTCTACCCAAACTATCGGTAACGTGTCCATCATCCAAAATCTGAAGAAGAACAGTAAAAACATCTTTATGCGCTTTTTCAACCTCATCGAAAAGAATCACAGAGTATGGCTTGTTTTTTACCTTTTCTGTCAACTGACCACCTTCATCATATCCAACGTAACCAGGGGGTGCTCCAACCAATTTTGATATGGTGTGCTTTTCTTGATACTCACTCATATCAACACGAATAAGTGAATCTTCGGTGCCAAACATTTCTTTAGCAAGTTGTTTAGCGAAGTGAGTTTTACCTACACCTGTAGAACCTAAAAATACAAATGAACCAATTGGTCTGTTAGGGTCTTTGATACCTAATCTATTTCTCTTGATAGACTTGACTACTTTCTTAATTACTTCGTCTTGACCTATGACTTTTTCCATTAAAGTCTTATCCAAATTGATAAGAGTTTTAGTGTCATCAACAGACATTTTGTTAACAGGTATTTTTGTCATATTAGATACCACATCATAGACATCATCGAGGGATATTTTTTGTTTGTCTTTGATGAGTTGTTCTTCAAACTTGGTTTTCTCATGGTCAAGTTTGGTAAGAATCTTTTTTTCTCTATCCCTTAGTTCTGCTGCTTGTTCGTAATTCTGTTTTTTTACGACATCCATTTTCATTTGTTTAATTTCAGCTGCTTTCTTTTTAAGTTCTTCAATTGCTTCAGGAACCTTTATTTCAGTTTGCATACGTGCTCCTACCTCATCTAAAATATCAAAAGCTTTATCAGGAAACTCTCTATCTGTGATATAGCGGTCAGCTAATTTTACACAAGTTTCGATTATCTCGTCTGAATATGATACTTTATGGAAAGTTTCATATTTGTCTCTGATATTTTTGAGAATTGTAATCGTCTCTATAACACTTGAAGGTTCAACAATCACTTTTTGGAATCTACGTTCAAGAGCTCCATCTTTTTCAATATTCTTACGGAATTCATCGAGAGTGGTTGCTCCAATGACTTGAATTTCACCACGGGATAAAGCTGGTTTAAAAATATTAGAACCATCCATTGAACCAGCTGAATTACCTGAACCGACAAGAGTGTGAATCTCATCAATGAAAACGATAATATTCGGGTTAGCTTGGAGTTCTTCAATTATGACCTTCATTCTTTCTTCAAATTGACCACGGTATTTTGTACCCGCAACCACTGAGGTCAAATCGAGATTTACGATACGTTTGTCAATTAGGTTTCTTGGGCAATTACCTCTGACAATCTTCATTGCGAGTCCTTCAATAATTGCGGTTTTACCACAACCAGGTTCACCGATGATAATAGGATTATTCTTCTTTCTACGAGATAGAATCTGTGCGATTCTGAGAATCTCCCTATCTCTACCAATTACAGGGTCGAGTTTATCTTCATCAGCGAGTTTGTTGAGGTCTCTACTAAAATTATCTAATACAGGTGTAGAACTGTCTGAGCTTGGTTTTTGCTTCTTGCTCATCATTTTTTCATCGTCATCCATAAGTTCGTGCATAGTATTTATTTTTCACAAAGATGTATCAAAAACAATACATAAACAAATAATTTGACAAATTGTCATAAATATTTTTTTTGTATGTCATGATGTCTTAATTATATCACTGGCATTTTATTTGACTCATAAGTATAAAAATAATAAACTTTAAAAAATAACAAACTATGATTTTATCTAACAGTGAAATTAGCAGACTTTTCGAAGACATTATCGGAAACAATTCAAATTATCACTACAAAACCTCAGTCATCAGTAAGTCAGATGGTGATGAAAATTATGAGATTAATAACACTAAAGATGGTGCTTATTTGTTTTTTGAGGTTCCAGGGTACAACAAAACCAATCTGAAGGTTGAAATGGAAGATGGAGTTCTTCACATTGATGGTAAAAGAACTTATAAAATCGATGGAAAAGAAAAAACAAAAGTAATCGACAAACAATTCAAGATTGGTACAAATTATGACCCTTCACAAATTGAGGCGACTGTTGAAGACGGAATACTCACAGTATTTGTTCCCAATTTCAAAAAACAAGAAAAGAAAAGAATTAGTCTTCTGTAATGTTGTTAATTTTTTCTGTAATAACCCTCGTCCTCTTGACGGGGGTTTTCTATTTATAATTGTATTGACTGATTATAATATTAGTTTATAAAAATTACAATTATGGCTATCATCCGTGAAGAAATACAAGGTTCTAAAATTATTAACGAAATCAAATCCTCAAACATTAAAAAAACGGAATATGATACTGATACCAAAAATTTGGTTGTTGAGTTTAATAACGGTATGAAATATCAATACAGTGATGTTCCACATATGGAATATACCAAGTTCAGAAAAGCCGATTCTCAAGGAAAGTTTTTTACTACTGAAATTGCAAAGAAATATAAATACAAAAAACTATAAAGGTTCAAGTATTTATTACAAATGAGTAATCTACAAAAGATTTTAGATAGTTTCACAATCAAATCGACTTTGAATCCGAAAGTTTGGGAAAACCCTGAGGAACCCAACGATGCAGTAATGATTCCCAAAGTCAGACAAGCTTTGTTGAAAATAGCGGAAAAGTTCATCGATTTCTTAGGTGAAGATGTTTTTGTAGAAGACATCGTATTGACAGGTTCACTAGCAAACTTCAATTGGTCAGAGTTCTCGGACTTCGATTTGCACATCCTTGTTGATTTACAACAATATGAGAAAGAAGCCGATTTATATAAAGAATTATATAATCTTAAAAAACAAGTGTTTAATGAAAAACATGACATAAAGATTTTTGGTTATTATGTTGAACTTTATGCTCAGGATATAGACGAGTTACACGTAAGCTCAGGTTTATATTCAGTAATGAATAATGAGTGGTTGAGTAAACCAAAGAAATTGAAAGCAGAAATCGACGAAGAGATTTTGAAAAATAAAATTTCCAATTGGACAGAAAAAATTGATAAAGCCGTAAAGGAAGAAAAGATTGAAACAATAGAAAAACTCAAGGACAAATTGAAAGAATATAGACAATGCGGATTGGAAAAAGAGGGTGAATTGTCCTATGAGAACTTAGTTTTCAAATATTTGCGTAGGTCAGGACATATTGAAAAACTTTTCGATTCACTCAACAAACTCACCGACAAAGAATTATCCATAGAACAAAAACTTCAAGAAGGAGTAATATCTTATTTGGTAATTTAAATTATTTGGCTCGGTGGTATATTTATAAAGAAAAATTAGATGGCAACACCAACACCAACTATAACTCCGACTATAACTCCGACTAACACCCAAACTGGTACTGCGGCAGTAACGCCTACACCTACTACAACCCAAACGGGTACTGGAGGAGTAACGCCTTCACCCACTACAACCCAAACGCCTACACCAACAACTACCCCTACTCCAACTCCATCACAGTATCCTTTTACAGGAGTAAGTGCAGACCAACAATACGAATATTCTCTGGCTATATTAGGTAATTTTAGTGGTGGTAGTGCTGATTTTAGTGGAGCCTATGCACCACATCCAATCTTTACTGATGCCGATGGACGACCAGTTGCACAATTAAACGCAATCACTTTAGGTGGATTCAATGGATTAAATAATTAAAAAAAAAACTAACATAACTATGGCAGACTTAAAACCACTCGGAAGTGAAAAACTTCAAGGCCAAGAAAAATTAAAAAGAATTATGGAAATCGCTCGTTTCAACGAGTCGCTACCCTCTAATATAAACGAAACGTCTAAATCTGAATACAAAATTGTAATGGCAGATGGTAGTGATTACCATATTGTAAAAGAGAGACAAGGTTATATTATCAAGAAAACAATTTCCGAATCTGAAACAGATTATATTGAGCCGATGAAAAATAGAAAATATTATTCATCGTATTCTCAGGCTTTCAAAAGATTGAATCTTTTAGCAAAAGAAATAAACAGATTAGTGGAAAATGAAGAGGGGGTTGCTCTTTTCGGTGAACAAAAAAAGTTTGTTCTCAAAACTCCAAAACCTGTTGAAGATGCCCCTGAGGCTGAAGCTCCTGTAGCTCCACCAGCGGTTCCTTCACCAGAACTTCCTCCTTCACCTGAAGCAGCACCTACGGGTGGTGAAGAAGCTCCTATGGCGGATTTACCTCCAGCAGATTCTGAACCTATGGATATGGGTACAGAAATGCCTGCGGGAGAAGAAATGGAAAAAGACGAAGAAGAAGTAACCTTCAAATCAATTCAAAAACTTACTGGAAAATTGACTCAGAAAGTTAGAGCATTGGAAGCTAAAGACGGAATGACTTCTGAAGATATTAAATATGTGATTAATATGGTTCTTTCATCTTTAGATTTAGGAAGTTTAAGTGATGAAGATAAAGAGGATATCTTATCAAAGTTCGAAGATGCTGAGGGAAGAGAAGAAGGAGATGAATTACCTGATTTGGGTGGTGAAGAACAAATGGCACCTGAAGCTGAACCACTTCCTGATATGACAGCTCCTGAAGGTAAAGAAATGGGAGAAATGGATTTCGGAATGGGGGCAATCATGGACGGTATTTTTGGTGAGTCAAAAGTAGATAAAGTAATTTCGAAATATTTTGAACTTACAAAAAGAGAAATCTTGGAAAGACAAGAAAAAAACCAAAAAAGAATCAAAGAAAGAAAGGGAGATATCGAAAAAATTATGAAATTAGTTTCCGAAATGTCTGAAACTAATGAACAAAAAGAAGCTTCTCAGAAGTTTTTAGAAGAAAATATTAACTCAAGATTTATCGGAAAAACAAATAAGAACAATTTAATTTTCGAATCAAAAGGTAAACAAACAAAGATTTCACCTGAAGGATTATTAGTATGAGTTATCTGATATTCGTCAATGGATTAGGACCTGACTACAAAGGTGACAATTTATACGAATTCATATTTTCTGATGATGTTGAAGATGTTTGGGGGGAGTCGTGGGAAAATAGACCATCAAATGGTTATCCTCTTCCACCCGAATTAAAATATATCAAAAAGGTAGGAGTTCTAAGAAATACTGATGTAAAATTAGATTTGATTCAGAACTCCGATTTTTTTTGTATGATAGATGCAATCGATAATGTGGTTGCATTAGCCTGGGAACCTGACGAAGTAATGGGAAAGAAAAGATTGGTTTTTAGATTTGGACAGAGTGAACAGGAAATAAAAAACAAACTCTATGAAAGAGATTTGATTTTGGAATTTGAAAAGAAAGTAGTTTATGAAAACTAACATTAAAGCTTACCAATTAATTGAAAAGGGATTATCAGCCAAGACTGTATCAAAACTTACTGAATCTCAAATTAACGTACTTCACAAAAAATTAGTTAGTGAAGTCACGATGGTTTCCGCAGGAGATTCAAGTACAATACAGAAACTCAAAGCGGAAAAAAAACCATTTGAAGTTTACGAAAAAAAGGGTGATGTTAAAGAAGATGATGATACAGACTTAGTTCAACAGGATTTGACTCAGAAAATTACGGGTCAAAAACCGCCAGAGGACCAAAGTGACGAGACCAATGATGGTGAGGATGATGATACGAATCCAAAAAACAAAAACTTAGGCTCTGTAGGAATTACAGAATCAAAGAAAAAAGAACAAAATCCTTGGGCAATATGTACCGCACAGTTGGGTAAAGAATTTGGAAGTAGGGAAAGAAGTCAGTGGAACGCTAAAGAAATGAACAAGTATGAAAGATGTGTCAAAGACGTTAAAAAATCTTTGAAGGAAGGAAAAAATCCGGTATCTTTATTTTTAGAAAACGAGATTATGAAAATAGTAGAAAGAAACTTACCTCCAAGAATTACAAAAGGGGACTTGATGAAATATCTTGAAGAACAAGGTCCTGCTACTGCACCCACAAAACCAAAAGAAAAACCTGGTACGAAAGAAAGACCTGGTCCCACCAAACCGAAAATTAGACCAGGTAAAAATCCTCATCCAGGTGAAAAAGAAGCTCCTAGAGCAGGCAAACAAGACATCTCACCTGAAGAAGCTAAAGACAAAGTAATTAAATCAATAACTTCATTACTTAAACATGGCAAATAAGTTAAAAGAACAATTAGACTACGGTAACTACCCCGAAAGAATGGACCCTAATCTCGAAAGAAAATTAGGAAGTCCTGAAAATTTGTACGCTCAAAATCCTGCTTTTAAGAAAAAAGAACAAGACGTGCAAAGAATTGCTATGAGTAGATTTAAGAAAGTGGTTGATAAACTGAGACAAGCTCGTGGACTCGAAAGAATGACTCCGAATATTATTCAGAGAATATATAGGGAGGAAATGAATAAAGTCCCTATGATTATTCAAATTGAAGCAAGACACAGAGAGGAACTTGAACAATTAGCTGTGAAAGCGGCTTTAGACGAAACTGAGGTACCTGAAGATTGGTATCAAATTGAAGCTTCGTTAAACAGAGAACCGATAGACGTTTCTAATTTCAGATATGAACCTGATGAAGAAGGTGACGAAGAAGAAGACGAAGAAGAGGACGAAAAGGAAATGCAACTTCCGAGTTTTGACATCGAAGATTTAACTCCTCAAGAAGAATTAGAATTAGAGAAACATAAAAGAAATCTTATAAATGCGATTGTTCAAGGTGCTGCAAAAAAAGGACATTATCTTTTTCAAAAACCTGATATAAAGAGAGAATTGGATAGTATTAATGCTAAACTCTATCCGGCTTATTTAGGAATCATGGCAATTAATGACTTCCTTTATTTCAGTATGGAACAGATGATTGAACAAATGAGTGCCACAGGAAATGGTGTTGCTGGAAAAGTAGAATTACAAGACGCCGATGGAGAAGATGACGATGAAGGTGGAGGTGAAGAAAAACCAGACACTAAAATTGTTGCTGAAGGGTTAATATTCCCAATTTTGACACACGAAATTATCAAAGGTGTGAAAGCTGCTAATGCTAGATTTGGTCTTCCACAAGACCCTTCGATGAGAGAAAAAGTAAAATCTCAAGTTGATATTCTTTCAAATGAACCGATGCAACTTAGACTCGGGCCTGAAATAGTTGAAAAGATTAGGTTTGCTTTACCTGATGAGATGTTCGACTCAAGTAATAAAGGTTTGATAAACTGGTTTGAAATACAACTCTACCAAATTCCTGCTCAAGAATTTTTGGAACTTATAGGTAATGCAATTTCTGAAGACCAACAAAAGATTCAGAGAGCGACATCTAAGTTCAAAGAAATAATGAAGGAAGCCATGGAACTCAAGAGAGATTATGAAAGTTCTGGCGGTTCAGAAGATGATGAAGATGATATGGACGACTTCTTATCGAGTTTGGGAATTTCGAGACCCAAATAACTTTTTGTGACTAAAGAACAAGTAATTATCGAAGGTACCAAGTGTATGAGGAACACTCCTTATGCACTTCGTACGTATTTACAAACCTACGACAACACAGTTTCCAAATACGTCCCTTTAGATTTATTTCCAGACCAAATATCTTTGATTGAAGATTACGATTCTTTCAATGAAAATATTGCATTAAAATATAGACAGGCTGGTGTTTCTACAGTTACCGCAGCTTGGGCTTCGAAAAAATTAGTTTTTGCCAAAAAACAAAAACCTGAAAAAATATTAATAATTGCGAACAAACTTGATACATCAGTTGAGTTCGCTAATAAAGTTAGAAGTTTCACAGAACAATGGCCAGCATGGGTTGGTGTTGGTTTTTCACAAGAAAAAAACTCACAAAGACATTTCAAACTCACGAATGATTGTGAAGTAAAAGCAGTAGCAACTTCTAAAGATGCCTTGAGAGGTTATACACCTACGATTCTTATTTTTGACGAGGCGGCATTCATAGAGGGGGATGATGACTTTTGGTCAGCGTGTATGGCCTCACTTTCCACAGGTGGTAAAGTTATTGTTATTTCCACACCAAACGGCTATGATGCAATTTATTATGATATCTACAATCAAGCTCTTAGAGGGATGAATGAATTTAAAATCTCTCAGATGTTTTGGTATAGAGACCCAAGATATACGAAAGACCTTTACATGGTCAAAACAAATGATTTAGTTCATTATCTTCTCAATAGAGAAGATTATCCCAAAGACATTGTTGTTGATTTATCTATTGATAATCCATACGATAGAGACCATAGTGAATTAAAAAAATATATTGAACAAGGATACAAACCTTGCTCCTCTTGGTTCGAAGGAATGGTAAAAAAATTGAAGTTTGATAAAAGAAAAGTAGCACAAGAATTAGAATGTAATTTTCTTGGTTCAGGAGACAATGTTTTTGAGCCGGATATTATGCAGAAAATTTCCAAAAACCAATTAAGAGAACCACAAGCCAAACTTATGGGTTCTGCGCTTTGGATTTTCAAAGAACCTGTTGGAGGTCACAAATATATTATGGGACTTGACGTATCGAGAGGAGATTCAGAAGATTATTCTAGTATACAAATAATTGATTTTGATGAAAGAGAACAAGTCTTGGAGTATGTTGGGAAGATTCCACCTGATGTATTGGCGGAGATTGGGTATAAATGGGGTTCTATGTATAACGCCTATGGAGTTATAGATATCACGGGAGGTATGGGTGTTTCAACCGCGAGAAAGTTACAAGAAATGAACTATGAACATGGATTGTATGTAGATAATTTAGACCCAAATAAGAAATGGAAATGGGACCCCAAAATACAGGATAAAATACCTGGTATCAATTTCAATACTAAAAGAGTTCAAATAATTGCTGCTTTTGAAGAAGCAATTAGACACGATTTCAAAATATATTCTCACAGAACTTATAATGAGATGAATACATTCATTTACCTTAATGGAAGACCTGACCACCAAAAGGGACAACACGATGATTGTATCATGGCAATTTCCATGGCTATATACGTCGGAGAGAAATCTTTCCAATCCATACAGAAGAATGTGAACCATACAAAAGCTATGTTGAACTCATGGGCAACGTCCATCAATGAAAACAAAAATAGTTCAAACTTTTTTAACCCAATGGTCCCACAGATGGGAAGACAAAACTCCTATCAGAATGGTGCGTCACGTCAAGATTATAAAACCTATGGGTGGTTATTCGGTGCAAAATAACTATTTATATTATTGACGTAAATGGTTAAATTGTATCATGGCAGAAAATCAAAATTTAACGGTTTGGCAACGACTATCCCAAACTTTTGGTCCTAATTCTTTATTAAATCAAGATTATCCAACATTCAAGTTTGATAAAAAAGAATTATTAAGAACAAAAAGTAAACAAGAATATGAGTCTGAAAAACTTCAGGCACAACAAACTTATTATCTTACAAATCAATGGGCAAAGGTTGAAAATAATTTATACTCACAAGCCATTTATTATGAACCATCAAGGTTGTCGGCTCAATACGATTATGAGTCAATGGAATACACTCCTGAAATATCTGCAGCCTTGGACATTTACGCTGAGGAATGTACAACCACAAATGAGGATGGTTTCATTTTACAAATATATTCCGAGTCAAAAAGAATCAAAGGTGTTTTAGCTGATTTATTTAACAACAACTTGGATATCAACACTAACTTACCTATGTGGACAAGAAATACATGTAAGTATGGTGATAACTTTGTTTATCTGAAATTAGACCCTGAGAAAGGTGTTGTTGGTTGTCAACAATTACCAACAATCGAAATAGAAAGACATGAGGTTGGGGTGAGTCAAAAAATTTCTATTGACATTACAAAAGAATTAGACAGTCAGAAAAAGGCTCTTCATTTCACATGGAAAAACAAAAATATGGAGTTCCAATCTTGGGAGATTGCACACTTCAGATTATTGGGTGATGATAGAAAATTACCCTATGGAACTTCAATGTTGGAAAAAGCTAGAAGAATATGGAAACAACTTTTGCTTTCTGAGGATGCGATGTTAATTTATAGAACTTCAAGAGCCCCTGAAAGAAGAATATTTAAGGTTTTTGTGGGTAATATGAACGATGATGATGTTGAAGCATACGTACAACGCGTTGCAAATAAGTTTAAGAGAGAACAAATTGTAGATAGTAAAACTGGAAATGTAGACATGAGATTCAATCAAATGGCTGTAGACCAAGATTACTTTGTTCCAGTCCGAGACCCAGCTGCACCAAGTCCAATTGATACACTACAGGGTGCTCAAAACTTATCAGAGATTGCCGATATCGAATATATACAAAAGAAATTATTAACAGCCTTACGTGTACCAAAAGCGTTTTTAGGTTTTGAAGAGGTTGTCGGGGATGGAAAAAATCTTTCATTACAAGATATTCGTTTTGCTAGAACGATTAACAGAATCCAAAAAAGTATGTTGCAAGAACTAAATAAAATTGCAATAATACATTTATTTTTGTTGGG